ACTACTTCTGCTTCTTTTACTAAACTCTGTGCGTAAGCAGTATCGTTTATATTAATTTCTAATCCGTCATCTGCAAACATAGCAGTAATAATATTTGTAATAACTCCTAGCTTTTTAACTTTAACAGGTGGACTAATATAGATAGGCATTTCAAAAGTAAGTTGTGCAATATCTATTTCTGACTCAGTTCCTGTAGGTATTGATCGTGAGCTAAAATTAATATTAGTTAGGTTAATAACACTCAAACTAGTCCAATCAATGTAGTTGTCTGTACTCTGTATTTCTAGACTTGGATTGAATAACATTAGTATCTGTTCTAATATTTGAAGTTTTTGATCAGTGTTAGTTGACCAAACATCTACATTAACTGTAAGGGTGTACGGTGTTGGCATTATACGTTCAATTGTATAATTTTTGCCTTCTCTTTTTAAATATTCATCTCCGTTAGCATCATATGCACGTTCTCTAATATTTAATTTATTAACGTAGCTGCTATCAGCTAGACGTGCAGTATCCATTTCAAGACCTGTAATATATACTGACATTCTCGGAGCACTTGGTATTTTGTTCTCTGAATTATCACGTATAATAGCACCAACTTGTCTTGTTAAATCTCCGTACATAACAGGAATTTTAACAAGATTGCCCTTGGCATCCTTATAACCAAACTCTCCCATCATACGAATTATTTGTGTAATGTAACGTCTAATTTGTTGATCGTAAAAATGCTGCATTAGTTATCCGCCTTAGGTTTAAGTGCTTTTGACAGGCTTTGTTTCTCGTTAAATGTTTCACCTGCAACAGTAGTAGTTGCGTCATCATTATTAATAAACGTACCTTTTTGGTTATTTGCTGTATCAGCACCATAAAGATCAGCACGTTTAACGTCTTGCACTTTATTCCATCTATTTGCTTTAAATTTAAAAAGTCTATTAGGCAAAAAGTCTGTTCTCATAAAATAATCACCATCTTGTGGATTTGGCGGAAATGCAATTCCGTGTCCAAACGGTTCTCCGTTAGGTGCAATGTCACCACCAATTATATATCCTTTATAACCTGGACGATCAGGCTTTGCCATTTCCTTCAGTCCGTCTGGACCTTCTGTTTCAGTAAGTTCAGTTTCGCCACTATCGGTAGTTTGTAAAGAGTAAAAATGACTAATATCATAACCGCTTTGTTGTACTTCTTCTGTTGCTTCGTCTTTAACTGCTTGGGTAATTTGCATTTCTTTTTCATAAGTTGAAAGCAAATCACGAAGTGTATCGTTACTTCCTTCTTCCGCAGGCAAATCAAGTATGTCTTTAAATTCTTGTCCGTCGTATATTTGTTTTAACTTTAACCTATACAAGTGTGGATACCAAGTTTGCGAAAATCCTTCCGCTGCACGATTAACGTCTTCAACAACATAAAATCTTTTCAGTGCTATACTAGCATCATTTTCTGCATATTCATCTATCAAGTGAGGCAGTTCTAGTACATCACCTGGCATTATTTTTCTACCTAGTGTTTTAACACTACTACGAATGTGTACAGTTAAAAACAATGTATCATTTGATAAGAACAAGCCAAATTGACTTAGATCAAAGTCAATGTCTTGCACATTGTAAATACCTCTAATTCTGTAGATATCAGGATCGTATTTTCTGTCACGGTTTTCTAAAAACACCATGTCTTGTATTTGCGTATGATCTTTTACTGTTTCACCGTCATCTGTGCCTATATACTTGTAAATATGTAGATCAGTGCCGCCAACAGTAAACATTTCCTGGATTTGTTTATCTAGGAATTCATAATCTTTTCCGCGCTCTGGTTTGTATAAAGATAATCTTGGCATACACATATTTATCGTAACGATAAATACTATGACGGAGAACTTTCATATGGCATCATTACAAACAAAAAAACAAGAAGTATTTGATTATGTTTACGCTATGTTAGGCGGTGGCATGGTCGATGTTGAACTCGATCCAGTGCATTATGAAACAGCATTGACGAAGGCACTTACACGACTTAGACAGCGTTCAGACAATTCTGTTGAAGAATCATACTTCTTTATGCCAACTGTTGTAGATCAGAATGATTATACATTGCCTAATGAAATTGTAGAAGTTAGAAAAATCTTTCGTAGAAGCGTAGGTTCGAGAACTGGCGGAGGAGATGGCGGAACATTGTTTGAACCATTTAACCTTGCATATACAAATACATATCTTTTAAGTTCATCTAACATGGGCGGACTTGCAACATATGATATGTTTAGTCAATACCAAGAACTTGTAGGACGTATGTTTGGATCATTTATAGAATTCAAATGGAATACTACAACCAAAAAGTTAACACTACTACAACGTCCAAGAGCAGAAGAAGACCTACTGCTATACTGTTACAACTATCGTCCAGACGAGCAATTACTAGACGACTATCTTACAAAGCAATGGATCAAAGATTATACACTTGCTAGTTGTAAGTTTATGCTAGGCGAAGCAAGAAGCAAGTTTGCTACTATTTCAGGTCCGCAAGGTGGATCAACTCTAAACGGTGATGCCCTAAAAGCAGAAGCACAAGCCGAAATGGAAAAACTTGAGCAAGAAGTTAGTCAAGCAGTTGCTGGCGGCACAGGCTACGGCTTCACTATTGGCTAATGTTAACGCTATAATCTAAGTCTATTGTAAATACAGTATGACATATTTTGAACGCAAAGAAGCAAATCGTTTTTACTGGATGGTCAAAGGTCAACTTATCCCCGACAGCTGGAGTGATAAAGATATCATGTCTACTTACGAATCATATTTCCGTAGACTATGGGGTAATCACGAAAGAGCTCAATATGCTGAGTTAGGGTTTGAAGCAGCCTGGGCCCAACGCCAAGCAAAAAAACGGTTGACAATAACATAATAATCTTTTATAATATATAGATATTATACGGAGATTAATTAATGCTACCTAAACTTTTGGTTGTTGGTCACGGCCGTCACGGCAAAGATACTGTATGCGAGATGTTAGAAGCATACGGATACACATTTCAATCTAGTTCTAAATTTTGTAGTGAATTGTTTATATTTAACGACCTAAAAGACAAGTACGGTTATGCTAACGAAGAAGAATGTTACGCAGATCGACATAATCATCGTGAAGAATGGTATAACATGATACACGATTATTGTAAAGATGATCTAGCACGTCTTGGACGTAATCTATTTGCAAAAAACAAGATTTATTGCGGACTACGAAATAAGCGTGAATTCTTTGCAATGCAAAACGAAGAAATTTTTGATTATGCAATTTGGGTAGATCGTTGTGATCATTTACCTACAGAAGACCCTGGCTCAATGACTATTGAACAATGGATGTGTGATTACACTATTGACAATAACGGCGATTTAAAAAGACTAAGACGCAATGTTGATACACTCATACGTACTATCTTTAGAAATCAGGGATTAGGTCACCTTGCTTCCAGCGCACCCCGTCTTTCTGCATAATTCTTTGACAGTTAGCACATATTGTTTTTAAGTTACTAGGACGACAGTTTTCTAAATTGCCGTCAACATGAAACACATTAAATTGTTCAGGGTACTTTGATTTGAATCCACACTTTTCACAAGTAGATCCTTTTTTATATCCTGCTCGTTTCCATTTAGGAATGCCGTGACCGATTCCATTGCGTAAACAAGTTTCACAGAGCTTACGATAGTAAGTTCTGTTTCCTTTTTTATAATTAATAGCAGCAGGTCTTTGTCCGCATTTGCATAAAGGTCTCATACTGTATTTAGCTCACCTTTTTGGTCCCTTTTTCTATGGCATAACTGCTATATTTTCTGATCCAAGTGCTAAATACAAGTAATAAATTGACCCAATCCATAGGAGAAATATAATGGCATTAACATCACCAGGTGTACAGGTTAGCGTAGTAAATGAGAGTTTTTATACTCCAGCTGAACCAGGTACAGTTCCAGTAATTTTCTGTGCATCGGCACAGGATAAAACAAATGCTTCGGGTACAGGTACAGCGCAAGGTACACTAGCTCAAAATGCTGGTAAGCCGTTCTTGATGACATCACAGCGTGACCTAGCTGAAACATTTGGCGATCCAACTTTCCAAGTTGACGCAAGCAACAACGCAATTCACGGAAGTGAAATTAACGAATACGGACTACAAGCAGCATACTCGTTCTTAGGTGTAAGCAACAGAGCATGGATTGTTAGAGCTCCAATTGACACTTCACAACTAGAGCCAACATCAATTGTTCCAACTGCTGATCCAGCAGCCGGCACTTATTGGCTAGACACAACTACAACACTTTGGGGTATCCAAGAATGGAATAACGCAGATGTTACAGTAACAGGCGGACAAACATTCACTAATAAAATTCCATTAGTGCTAACAAGTGCAAGTCAAGTTACTGGCACTGAAAATGCTCCAGGAGCACCACTAGCATCAATTGGACAAATTGGAGACTACGCTGTAGTTGCTGTTAATAAATTAGTTACTGTATGGTACAGAGCTGCTGACGGAGATTGGGTAGAAGTAGGCAGCGACGACTGGAGAGACAGTTGGCCAGCAGTTAGAGGTTCAACAGCAAATCCATCAGTTAGTGCTTCAACATTTACACTAAATGATACAACAGTAACACTAAGCAACGGTAATACTCTTGCAGAGATTGTTAGTAACATTAACGGCTTAGGCATCGGCGGTGTACGTGCAGCAGCAGTTGACAACAGATTAGCAATTTACAGCGATGGTACTACAAGCGGTGCTGATAGCACATTAGCAGGTCCTGTTGTAATTGCAGCAGGTGCAGGAAACGATACTTCAGCACTAACTGCACTAGGACTAACAGCTGGTACTTATTATCCACCAGCATTACAAATTAGCAAGCACACACAGATTCCGGATAGCTTTAAAAAGGCTTCAGGTGTTACTGGTAGACCAACTGGATCTGTATGGTTAAAAACAACTGAACCAAATTTAGGTGCACGTTGGAGAGTGAAACTTTTTAACTCTGAGACTAGACTATTTGATTCAATTGAAGCACCAATGTTTGCTTCTGCACAAGATTCAATCCTAGAATTAGATAGAACAGGCGGCGGCGAAAATCTACAAATTGGCGACTTGTTTATTCTAACAAACGTTGCGGGCGATACACTTCCAATGTCTTCGTTCAAAGTATTTAGACGTGGTGCTATAGGTTCTACAGTAATTAAAACTGGTATTATTGAAGATAGTAGTTTTGTAGCAGGCACATATAATATGTACATTCAGTCAACAGCCCCAGGCGATGCTGACTTTAGTAACTTTAATTCAAGTATTGTTAGTGTTACAATGACTGGTTCAGAAGATGCAGCAGCACAAGCTATTGCTTGGGCAACTGCAATTACAAGTGCAGGCATACCAAATGTAAGCGCAGAAGTAGATGCTGAAACCAGAATTGTTATTAAGCACAGCAAAGGCGGCGAAATGAAAATTACAGACGGAAGTGGATCATTTGCTTCTCTTGTAAGATTAGGAATTTCACCTTATGTAGATGCTAACTCTGGTACACAATTTGTGTCATATGAGCCAGGAACAGATAGCGGAACACAGCCACAAGTTTATAGAGCAAGTAACTGGCAGGCACTAAACTATACTGCAAGTGCTACTGCTCCAACAGCAACAGCAGCAGATGGTCAACTTTGGTATAACTCAATTATTGATCAAATTGATATCATGATACATAATGGTACTACTTGGGTAGGTTATCAATATGATGGTAGCGACAGTATTAACTTTGGTGACGCTGCTCCTTACTACTCAGCTGTTGCGTCAGAAAAGACTGATCCAAATGGTCCAATTATTGCAGCATCACAGCCATCTAAACAATCAGATGGAACTGAACTAGCAAATGGCGATTTATGGATTGACAGCTCAGACTTAGAAAACTATCCAATGATTTATCGTTATAGAAAAGCAACTGATGCTTGGGAATTATTAGATAAGTCAGACGGTACAACAGAAAATGGTGTAATATTTGCTGATGCACGTTATGGAACAAGTGGTCCAAGCGGAAACACAGCAGCATCGATTAAAGATCTATTATCAAACAATTACTTAGATCCAGATGCTCCAGATCCAGCACTATATCCAAAAGG